TATAAAGACAACGGATTAAAAGTACACATGACTAATATATGTAGTGAAATAACACTGCATACTGATGAGAATCATAGCTTTGTTTGTTGTTTGTCGTCATTAAATTTAGCTAAATATGAAGAATGGAAAGGTACAAACCTTATATACGACGCAATCTGGTTTCTTGATGGCGTTATGGAAGAATTTATTCAAAGAGCAAAAGGACTTAGAGGATTTGAAAATGCAATACGATCAGCTCAAAAAGGAAGGGCCTTGGGCTTGGGGGTCCTTGGATGGCATACGTATCTCCAAGAGAAAGGTATTCCTTTCGAAGGTTTATTATCTCAGTTTGAGACTAGGAAAATTTTTAGCCAAATTAAGATTGAAAGTGAAAGAGCTTCTATGGCGCTTGCTGAAACTTATGGTGAACCTTTGTGGTGCGCTGGTACTGGTATGCGTAATACTCACCTGCGTGCTGTTGCTCCCACTGTTAGTAATTCAAAGCTTGGTGGCAATGTCTCGCCAGGAATAGAGCCTTGGGCTGCTAATGTATTTACAGAGCAATCTGCTAAAGGTACGTTTATACGTAAAAATCCTACCCTTTTAAAATTATTAAGAAAACACAAATTAAATACGAATGAAATATGGAATAAGATCCTTGCTGATGGAGGTTCGGTTCAGGATATTGACGAGCTTAGTAATATTACTATGGGGCATGATATACCAGCTAAAGAAGTTTTTAAAACTTTTAAAGAAATAAACCAACTGGAACTAGTAAATCAAGCTGGCATACGCCAACAATACATAGATCAGTCGGTTAGTTTGAATCTCGCTTTTCCCAGTGAAGCAACGCCTAAGTGGCTAAATAGAGTTCACTTTGATGCTTGGAAAAACGGAGTTAAAACATTATATTATACGAGGACAGAGTCTGTCTTACGTGGAGATATTGCGCAGCAAGCAATGAGTGAAGATTGCCTTGCGTGTGATGGTTAGTTGTTTGTTTCAAAGGGGCGCTGTGGTGGCGCTCCTTTTTTATTTATATATTACAATATTCTTCTTCTACATTAAAGCATGGACAAGCTTTGGCTGCGAACTCATTATGGCCATGAACAGTTGCTCCAGGGTTTAATCTTTTCAATGTTTTTATAAGATCTAACAAGCTTTCTTTCTGTTCTTGTGTTCTAGTATCTTTTGGATTTAAGTAATCATCCAGACCTCCAATATAACATATTCCTATACTACCTTTATTATGGTTTTTTACGTGGGCTCCTTGCTTATCTATAGGACGGCCGTACTCTATATTACCATTTAAAGACACAACATAATGGTAGCCTATTCCGCTCCACCCTCTATCTTTATGCCATCTATCTATAGTAGCTGCACTTATTTTGTTTCCTTCTTTAGTAGCAGAACAATGAATTATTATCTTATTAATCTTCCTCATTAACTTTAGACCATTTAGCTATAGTATAACCTATAGTTACGACTAGCAATATTATCTTCAGCCAGTCTTCTATTTGAGTGAATGTAGTTACCCCTAAAGTACTACCGTTTATTGCGTAAAGCTTTATTTCTTGTAGGCTCATTTTTTTCTTTTAACTGGTTTGACTCTCCTAGGCTTGCCTTTCGGTTGACCTAATCTTTTCTTTTCGTTTTCTTTTTTTCTTTTTTCTGCTGATGACATTTCACCAGAGGTTTTAGGGGTTTTACTGGATATTCTTTTACTAGGCCTACAGTAAGGGGTACCTCGATTTTCACCTTCAGATCTACCGCAAGGTTTACCTGTTCGTGTGTCTATCCATTTCTCTTTGAACCAACGTTTAAGAGATGCTCCTTTTTTAGTCTTGCGAACTTTAAACGCAGACTTCGGTTGTTCAAATCCCATTATTTTATATTGCCTTTTTTCTTTCTACATTTAGCTATATATCCAGAAGCGTAAGCTGACGGAAATACATCATACTTTGCTTTAGCTTTATGATAGCAAGCATCTTTCTTTTTAGCTATACTTATAGGACCGCCACTGCCGTCGGCATTTCTTGTAACTTCTTCGTTGATTGGCTTGCCACGTCCCTGAGTGTGGTCTTGTATTTTTGTAGTGAATGGCTTCATGTTATTGTGAATTTAATATTCTATATTTCTTTAGTTTATTTTCTCTTCTTGTTTTTGCTGCTTTACGGGCTGACTCAGCTCTTTTCTTAGCTTGCTCGCTTAGGTATGCGGCTTTTTCGCTTGGTGTCATCATAGATAATCTATCTAGTTCATCTTGCCTAGTCTTCTCTCTTGTTGCTTTAGCTTTTTGTTTACCCTCTTCTTTTCTTTTACGTGCTCCAAGCAACTTAACATAATCTTCTTCTTCTTTCCCAGCATTCACATCCCAAGATCTCCAACCTAAACCAAGAGCTATTCTTTGGAAGGTTGAATTTCTAGAGTCTAGTGCTTCGGATATACCATCTATTTCAGACAATGCTCTATCTAGCGGTATATTCAACCCTGCAGAAGCAAGAGATCCTAATATTTCGTAACTTGGGGATACATTAAACTTACCGTAAAGATTAACGTCAAAGCCTTGCTCTTCTATTACATCTCTATCAAACTTTTTTGTTTGAATTGCTCCATATACTTTTCTGAACTTAGAGCCTATTGGAGGTGATATATTTGCCAACTCCAATATAGTATATGTATGATCAGCTGTAAATCCTTTTTTCTCCTCTTTGTAATATCTGTTTATAGTATTTTTGAGTGTAGATATAACAGCTCCAGTTAAACCAGATCCTCTAAGAATAGTGTCCACCATACTGTTAATAATCCTCTCAGTTTTCGTATTGATGATTTTTTCTTTTTGTTCTTCTGTTTCTTCTTCATCGTCGAATCCTGGTATTAATGCAAATAAAGCGTTTTGAAGTGCACTAAATATAAGGTTTTGTACAAATCCATAATAAGCTATCTTGCTAATGTTAGTCTTTACGTCGCCACGGCCATTTATAAGGTCCTGACCAGCTTTTTTCATCAATCTAGTGTATTGCATCGGAGTGTTCTGAAAAGCTAATACAAGGCGTCCTAAATGACTAGACTGTTGTGCTGACACCAGCATAGGATCACCTGACTGTTGTGTCTCATCAGATATAGAACTAAAATCTTCAAAAGCTTTAGCTTCTGCTTCTGCTTGTGATAAACCTTGTTTCTTATATGTTTTTGTTCTGTTTATTAAGAAAGTAGCACCTCCTGTTGCAATCGCGAAACTATCCGCTATCTGAGTGGGAGTGAAACCTATTTTTAATAAGTATGCAACCACAGCACTTGCTTTGTCCTTACTATTCTTTGCTTGATTAGCTATTTCCTGCTCTTGCACGTCAGACTTTAAACCACCTCTACGTTCTTTTAATTTATCGGAATTAAATATAGTAGACCATGCTTTCCAGTAAGCTGGTTGATTAGCGAACGCTGCAGCGGCTTTTATAGGATTGTTGTCGCTCCAGTTAACAAAGTTAGCAAATGATAACATCTGCATAGCAGCGGATCTCCTGTTGAAAAACATTATAGTACCAACAGAGTTGTTTACCCAGTTTAACCATTTTTGTTCGTATTTACCAGGAGCAGCTGGTCTATTTCTACCAGACTTCATACGGCTTATAGAACTTCTTAAAGCGTCTACGTATCTAGTACCGTATAAAGCTTCAAGCTTTGTCATATTCTTTTCGTCGAATACAATATCTACATTTTCATTAAACTCTTGTAAGTACTCACTTCTAGTTACTTTCTCTCCTATTTCGTTTATATCTCTTAACACAGTGCTGGCAATCCAATGCTCAGATGGTGTTACCCACTTTTCTTGTTTTGATATAGCTTGTAAGCCAGCCGCAAATGTAGTAAGCGCCGGATCTTTAGACACTAAACTATTTAATTTCTTTTGATCTCTTTTAGATATTCCAGGTATCTCTGTTCCTTGTTGTGTCCATAAATAAACGCGCACAGCTTGATCCACCGTATAATCAGTGTCTCCTATTTGTTTACCTAGCATTTTTTTCATACCAGGTAGTTGCTTAAGAAGAGTTAAATAATCGTTCTTTAAAGCTCTCCTAGCTTTTTCCATGGCAGATATACCTCTCATGTAGGGTTTAACCAAGTTGTCTTCAAAGAATTTTTGATCAGCTTCACCCTGCTTGCCTTTACCCGCTAAAGTGTAAGATGTTAAACCTCTAAAATCATCTGCACCGTAAGGTATAAAGACTTTAAACTTTCCTTTAGAAGCACCTTCTTTTGAAGCTCTAACTTTAGAATATACAGCACGCGCATCAATTCCTTTGTTACGCTCTATCATTTCGTTTAAGCCTTTGCCTAAAGCTGCACTCCTTTTAACTCTTGCTTGTTGAACTTTGCCCTTAACATCAAATACATTTAGAACATCTTTAACAGCCTTTACATTGCCCATGTGATCATCAACAAAGTAGAAGTCATTATATCCGTCTGCAACCTTACCAATCATCCAAGATGCTTTTGCCGCTGGTGAACCATTAGCTAAACCTGTTATGTTCTCTAAAGGTATTTCCATACCTAGTCCTTTTAAGAATGCGTGTATAGCAGTAGCAGATTCCGCTGGTCTTGCTGTTAATACAAAAATATTTTCGTTACCAAATTTATCTATAGCTTTTTTAAGTCTTGGAGCTAACGGACCAGGTTCACCTTTAACAACCTTATTGAAATCACTAAAATCAAATTTAGCGCCGGCGTTTGCCAAACTTTCCCCTTGTTTTGCGAATTGAGTAGCGTCAATCTTGTTAACCTTATTTTTATTAATACCAGCATAAACTTCTTGTAAAAAGTCATTAGGCAAAGGTTTACCGTATTCTATAGTCTCTGTGTTTATTTCGTATAAGCGATCCCCAAAATCTTTTCTGTATTGTGCTAAGCTTTCTTGCACTTGATTATAAGTTTTCTCTACTACAAAATCTTTTAACGATCTTTCTTTTCTAGCTCTGTTTCTTTCTAATGCCGTGGAAAGAGGAGTCGTAGCTACAACCATGTGTACCTCAAAGCCTTGTTCTTCTAATGCTTTTATTTTTTTAGTTGTGGCATTATAAGAAGCGCCTGTACCGTCAATAACCATACCATTACCAGCTTCCGCATATTTATCAAACTTAGCTACAGCGGCTTTCCTTGCTGCTGCTCCTAATTTCGATCTCATAGATCTTTGCTCTGCTGTATAATCAGATTCGTTGTTTGGCAGTCCCACTTCTGTTTTCATAGCCTCTAAAGCTATATCTTGATTAACAACTTTATATCCGCGTCTCCCAAGTTGTAAACCTTTACCAACATTTGTTTTACCAGCACCAGGGCCACCAACCATAAAGATAGCTTTAAGTTTTGTAGTACCATCACTAAATCCGCCTTCACTATTTGGCACGGAGTACATAACATTAGACTTAGTTGTAGCCAATGTATCATCAAAGTCATATACGCTTATTCCTTTAGGGTTAGCCGCATAAGATTTCTTTCTGGCGTTGTTTATAGCTTTTTGTTCTGTAGCTATTTTAGCACGCTCAGCAACGTTTTTAGGGCTAAACATTGTATTCATTAATGATTGTACTCTACCAATAGTCTGTAAGCCTTTCATATCGTAAAAAGCGTTTTGACTTTCCAATGGTATAGCTAATAATCTTAAATCACCTATATCACTTGTTGCTCCTAATTTAGCGTCTTGTAAATCAGATAACACTTTTGTGTTTAATTGCTGGTTGAACTCTATAGTTAACTCATTAACCTTAGCGATTAAAGCATCTTTTACAATTTGCTTACCTCCTGGGTTCTCCATTGCAATACTTAAAGATGTTAAAAACTCTTTAGCTACACTTACATTAAAGTTAGAAGAAGGAGTAGCGTGTTCTCCTTTAATTCTTATTAACTGGGGTATTGTTTGTTTTGATCCATCAGCTATAAACTTTTTAGCTTCTTTATAGTTTGGATGTTTTTCATTAAGAACAATTTCTCCGGATTCAACTTTTGCTTTTTGACCAGCGTTCAAAGTGTTACTGTACCCTTTTCCAGTTTTAGTGTTAACGTATACAGCTTGAGAAGCTGCTGTCATTTGTATATCACTAATACCAGTTAAAGATCTAAGTGACTTACCTATATTAGTTGTGGATTCTAACATTCTTAAAAATCCTACAGCTTGCTGAGGCTTCTTCATAGATATATCCAACGCGGTGGAAACTACTTTCTCTATAGCTTTTTTGTTTGCTACATTTAAAGCATCAACCTCGCTACCATACTTATCCATAAAAGCGTCAACCTTATCTTGAGCGGTTTTAAATTCTTTGTTTAATATATCTTTTGTTATAGTAGCAACAATACCAGAACCTGCTTGAATTAAACGCATGTCTTCAGGATTAAATCCTATGTCTTCGTTTATATTAGGTAATGCATCTATTTTAGATCTTATCTTAGCTCCTAATGACTTTGCTTCTTTAGGATTTAAATATCTATAGTGTGCTCCAAAGAAATCTGCTCCCAAGGCTTTCACTAAAGCATTTGGCAAAGCATCTATCATATCTACACTGAACTGATAGTATTCCTTCATAGCCTGCTTATTGTCGCGAGCAGAGTTATTTTCAAAATACTGATTGATAAGAGCTTTGATATTTTTAGGTGCGCCTTTCCATTTCTTAAGAGATTGCTTATACCTAGCAGTATCAACCTTTATATTAGCTGTAATGTCTTCATACGCTGCTCTATCTTCTGGAGACAATGTTTCAAGCAATGCTAATGACCCGTCTAAATCACCATCAATCTCTAAAGCTAAAGCATCTCTAAATACAACTTGCGGATTTACAATTGCGCTTCTTTTAACAAGACCTCTTTCGCTTTGCTTTGATACCTCGGCAACAAAATTGTCAGCTATAACCATACCAAGCATTTCTTGGTTATTCTCAAACGCTTTACTTATATCACTATCTGGATCTTTTAGCTCTCTATTTATCATATCAAAACCGTACTCTTCCGCTAATGCTTTAGATAGGGATTCTTTACGACCTCTTATAACTTCCCCGTCTTTAAATAAGTAACTAAGGAATTGATCGTCACTGATTTTTGACGATGCATTAGTTAATCTTCTTGATATCTCAGGGCCAGATGTTTTACCTTGTTGTTGTGTAGATGTTTTAGCTCGGTCTATATCTTTACCTTCCCATTCTCTAGTATAGTTTGGTATAAAAATAAAATCACCATTAGTATCTTTTACTCTTTTACCTTCTTCATCTACTTTGTATTTACCACCAACAGACTTTTCAATAGCAAACGGCATAGCTTGCATTAACCAAGTAGTGGTCATGTTCTCTAAGATAGCTTTCTTATGCTTCAGTACATTTTCTTTTAGCTCGCCACCTTTTTTCTTACCCAACATAGTCTTAAACTCAATGTCTATCTGCTTACCTAAATTTTTCTTTAGTTCATTAATTATAGGTGTTACAGAAGCATTCTTACCCATAGGGGCATCTAGCCTGCTTTTTAAAACACGAGCTATTGATACTATTTTTTGCTTAACTGACTTAACTTGAGCGGGAGGCAATAGTTTGCTTTCTACTAATGTTCTGTACTTAGGTTTTTCTTGTACCGCAGGAGCAACTTCTTCTGTCATTAGATCTTTTTGATCTTCCGGTCTTAAGTTCTCTACAGTACTTAAATACTGTCTTTCTGCTGGGTTAAGCTTATATTCTTTACGAACAACATCCTCAATACGGAAACTAATTCTACCACCTAAGAATCCACTTAGTGTACCTTTACCGTCCCACTTCTCGTTTTCTTTAGCAAGATATATCCTACCAACTACGTCGTTAGTAAAATCCTCTAATGTTTGTGGAGGTAAAGAATATCTACCAGCTATCTGAGCAGCTGCCATATTTGAAATTTCCTCAAACAATATAGACTGCGATCTCGGACTAGACAATTGCTCTTTAGTTATAAGATTTACTCTAGCATTACTTTTCTCTGCTGCTGCACTTATAGATTTCTTTGTTGCTCCTTTGCCAGCTACTCCTTTCTTTAATTCAAATGCGGCGGCTTTGTTTTGAAAATTAGCCACAAAAGAGTAAACGTCATTTGCATTGTTTACATTAAAATATGGAGCGCTATCTCCGTTGAATCTTTTTAATAAGTTATTGATAAGCGTTTTGGCACCAAACAAAGTATTGTAACTACTCTTTGGCAATATACCTAATGCTGTAAAATCACCAACCAGTTGTATAAGCTCATCTGCGTCTACACCTTCTGTTTCTGTATACATTCCTTCACCTTGCTTTTTGTAAAAAGCCATACGTTGATTGAAAATATCCATCTCTTCCTGTGTGATCTTGCCTTGTTCAAATCTAGACTGTACATCTGCGAGAATACTCTTAACTAAGTCGTTAGCTGACGAAGTCGTTAGAGCATCATTTTTTATTATACCAGCCGCTTTTATTTGTTGGTGGCCAATTTCGTGCAAAGGTGATACCGAAGCTATTTCTGCATTTATACCTCCACCTGCTATTTGATTTAAAATAACATCTTCATATAATAATAAATCTCCATTAGCGTCAAATTCTGCATTAGATCCTCTACTGGCGTAGTCCTCCATGAAGTCCTTGTTAGCTTGGCTGTCTTCTCCAAATCTAGAGTTTGCATAAGCTTGGGCATCGGCTTCGTCCTTAATTATTACAGTGTTGGTGTTAGGATTGTTTTCAGCGATGTACTTAAATGTATTGTATCGTCTAGCGTTAAACTCAGCTTCAACTGGGTTTGCTGTATTTTTTGCAAATTTTTCAATATCAACTTCCCCTCTACTTAATAAAGTCTGGTTGGCATTAAATAATTCTTGAGCTTTATTTTTTAAACGGTTAAATTCCGCTCTTGTTCTTGGTGAGTTATCCGTAACGTCTAAATCCTGTGCTTCCAGTTTTAGTCTACGCATTTCAGCGTCGTTCTCAAAAACAGTTTCTATTTCGCTGCCTGTTAAATTCTTAAGATTAAGCATAATCCCAGTATTTTCCATGGCAGACTTATTAATAAGCTCATCTCTTTTAGTGGCTAATGATCTTGCTTTTTTAGTTCTTTTATCTAACCCGTCCAGTTCTGCTTGTATAGATATTAACTCATCTCTTATAGCTCCTTCCTCTCTAGATTGCTTTCTAGTTTTGACTACATTTGCTACTTGACTATATATATTTTGGCTTACGCTAGGGCCAGATATAGCAAAAGACGATGTTAAAGTATTCCTAACAAATTCTCCGTCTAAGCCCTCTATAATACTTTTTGGTTTATCTGGTTGAAATATTGCGTTATCGGCTATGTTTTGTCCTATAAGAGTAAAACCTTCTTCTATGTTTTCAATACCGGCCCCAATTCCTGTTGCGTTTAATAAACCAACATTCTTAGCAACTCTAGATCCAACAGCATCCCCAAATAATTTTCTAAACTTATTACCTCCAACTGATTTTGAATACTTTTGAAAGTTACTTATAAAACCTAATGTTCCTAGTCTCTCAGCACCTGCGGCAATACCTCCGTATATTATACTATTAAACGCTTTTTGCGTGAATGATTTGCTTTTATTTTCTTCTTGTACTTGTATTTGATCTTTAATATCATTAATTACAATACTTCCAGCACCAGATTGTTCTGCTATCTTAAGCTCTTCTCTTAAAGACGCTAATGCTTCGTCAGCTCCGCGTTCTGCAATTTCAAGGTTGGATAATTGACCACCAGCCTCCATTGTAAAAAATAAACCACTAGCGTATCTCGAGGCTGTTCTGGTTGCCGCTGCTCTTGCTACCGCTCCACCTCCAGCTGCTGCTATTCCTCCAGTACCTACAGTGGCTAAAGCTACTGCTATTGAAGGAGAATTATTAACTAACATATCCCCGGCATATTGCCAAGCGGAACTGCTGTCGTCCATTGTCAATGCAGCTGGTAAATACTTTTCACTATACTCCTGTAACTGCTGGTTATAGTCAACCGCTGCGTTATACGTTTCTTCGTCTCCAAAAGCTCTAGCGATACCGCCTATTACCATTTTGGTGCTACCCACAAACGCACTGTCCCATACGTTGGCTAATTTGTCCATTGTTTTATAAGACTTAACCAACGCAGCATCTGTAGCTTGTGCAATCCTTCCTTTCTTAACTCTATTAGTTAAAGATGTAGATTCCGCGTTTAAAACTATAATTTGCGCGTTTATTTTATTAAGTAGGCTAGACTCTTTTTCTATAAGCCCTTCTCTATATTTTACTTGGTCTGGGTTTTCAAAATCAGTAGTGGAGTATTCTTTCATTTGCTTTTGAATATCCTCTAACTTTTTTATGTCACCTTGTATATCTACGCTATTATTTTGGAATGCTTCTAGATCTTTCCCTAACTGTATCTGGGTTTGCTCTTCAACTTTATCCATTGCTAATTCTGCATTAACAACTGGATCGTAAGTTACACCATTATAAGTAGTCTTTTCTAATAGTGGATCACCTGTAGCAGCCTTGTATTTTTCTTGATCGCCTAACGCTCTATCGACCTCTGCTTTATACGCAGCTTGTTTCTTTTTTTGTGTGTCTTTTGTCCCAGTATATAATTCAACGTAGGTTTGGTCTTCCTCGTCTACATCTCTTAAATACACCTGATTAGCCTCTGTTTGGTTTTTATAAACGACTGCATTTGCCACATTGGCATCGGCATCGTCTAAAGTAGCATAATCTGAAATGTTCGATGTTGTTAAGTATAGGTTGTCTTTGCTAGCAGCGTCAGACAATTCTTTATACCTATCATATTTGTTACCTAGACTTTCTTTCAAGTATTTTTCGTAGTCCTCGTCTGTTTTATATTTAGGTAGATATTCCACATACTTACCTGAGCCAAATTTTGTAGTTGCGTTTCTACGGTCTAAGTCTTTTATTCTAAAGGTTTCGCTTAATATCTCGTTTTTTTCCGTCTCAGCAGTAACAGCCTCTACTGACGCCTGCATTAAAGTAGCTCTGTCTTTATAGCTTTGGGTTTCCTCTGGAGTCTTGTTTAACCTGGCTAAGTTTTTTTCACGAATACGTTGAGCTTTTTCCTCCTTTTTTTGCTGGCTAGAATTGTACAACCATGTATATTCTTTATACTTCTTAGGGTTTCTAATTTCCCTTTCAATATCACTTACAGCTCTACCTTTCTTTCTTTCTTGTTCTAAGTATCCTTCGTCACCCACTGATAAATCCGAAGAAGTGTCTTCCGATGGTAATTCCGTATCTTTTGGCTGAGTCCCCGCTATTATGGACGCTCTGTTTGGCATTACTGGAGTTACAGGCGCATCCGGCCCCGCAGCTCCGTCTTGAAAATCCTCCTCTACAATTGTAGCGTCTGGATAGTTAAAATTAAAACTAACCATCTGTGTTTCAGTGTAGTCAGTAGTGTCAATGACACCGTCTTTAGTTTTATACTTTGGCATATTATTTTATTTTAATTACTTACTCATAGGCTCCATACCTGCTGCCTCTAACTTTTTGTTTATGGCATCCATGGTTCCAGCTTCAGTAAGGTTGGCTTCCCTTGCTTCTTTAGCTCCTTGAGCTATAATTTCCTGTCTAGTTAACTTACCATCAGGCTTTTCTGCATCACCTGAATCAGGAGTAACACCAGAACCCATTGGAAGGTATTTAGTTATGTCTTCATATTTACCCGGCATTTTAGATTCTCTAAAAGAAACCTTGCGCCCTTGAAGATCCGTGTAATATTGAGGAGCGTAATGGGTTGCACTTTCGCCTGACCCATTGCCTCTATTCTTTTTGTCCTTTTGTATTTTGCCTTCTCTAGCAGCCTCGCTTGCTGCCCCTGATGCTATAGCTATAAACTTATCTGTAAGCTCATCTTGCCTTGATGGATCCTCTAATAGAGGTACTAATGATTGATAATCACCGTAGCTTGTCAAACCATCAGCTATTATTGATTTCATACCGTCAGGATTAGATTCTGCAATAATTCTTATCCTATCTTCGAACGTCTTCTTTTTATTGTTATCGTACAGTCCTGAATTATATATAGGAGTGAATAGATCATTGAAACCCATTGCCTGCTTGTAATCTTTTTTAAATGGCATTTTTAGCTTAGAATAGGGTATAGAAGTTCCATCGCTACCAGTAAAATGCAAATGACCACCAGTGCCTATAGAAAACCTAGTTTCTCCCGTAAAAATGTTTGCAGCTGTGTCTGATCTGTTAGTATTGTTACCTAAAGATAAGTCTTTAAATTCCTCTAAGTAAGTGCCTTTGGATTGCTCAAAACCGTCTAATTCAGTTTTTAAATTTGCTAAACCGTTTTTAACACCATTCATTATATCTAATTGCTCCATATATTCTGGAGTACCTGCTGTAAAATTAGTTATAGCCGATGCTGCTTCTGCATATTCGTCTTTAGACTGCATCAAGTAATTATTAACTTCTTTTTGATCATTTTCTGTTAAAGCAGTTACATCTATATTCGCATTCAATGCACTCATATAGGATTCTACCTTAGCATTCCTAGCTTGGTTTTTACGACTTATAACAGACGCCATCTCCTTCATTCTATTCATAGGAGCATCAAACGCTGCCGCTATGTTTTGAAATCCGGTGGTCTTACGCATGTTAGCCTCTCCTTGAATAAGGGCATTGTCCGCGCCGTAATTACGTGCTGCTGTTGCTTTTTTTGCCATAGTTTATTATATTTAACCTGCTAAGCCGAAGCCTTTTAATAGGTTTTGACCAAGACCCCCTCTCAGCATATTACCACCTCCAGCTCCCGCTGATGCAGCCCCTGCTGCTGATCCCACTAGGTCTCCAACACCACCCAATATGCTTTGAGTAGCTTGTTGTCTAGCTTGGTTAGCTGCGCCCAATCTTTGTTGAGCCATTCCTAGTTGAGTACTTGTTTTACTGTATTCTAAAGATCTAGCTTGCTCAGCTCCTTGTGCTTCTAGGTTTTGTAGAGTAGCTGCTTGACTTGCCTTAGCCATTTGATTAGCTCTCTCTTGTTGGCCTATGTTTGCTGCTGCACCCGCTGCATTAGAAGTTTGTTGATTAGCCATAGCTTGAGCTAGTGCTGCAATTCCCGAACCACCAGCGGCTCCAGACATTTGCTCCATAATATTAGCTTGCCCCTGTTGCTGTGCTTGCAACTGGAACTCTGCAGCTCTTTGGTCGACTGTTAAGTCTTCCATGGTGTTTTCTAAATTAGCATATAAGTTAGAGGTATCTAGTTCTTGGTATTGGGTTTTAAACATATCATACTCCTCTTGAGCTGCTGCTTGTTCTCTTTTCCTTTTACCACTACCTATAATTCCTCCGGCTATACCGGTGAGTCCTTTTACAGCGCCTCCGATTGCTAATGCGCTCGCTATTCCTGCCATAGTTTTTCTTTTTTATTATATTCTTCGAGTGTTATAGAGTACAAAGACTCTTCAACCTCTTTCATGTCTTTAGTATTTGTTGGGTTTTTATGAACGTTTATGAATAAGGAATCTTCTAAAGATAATATTAATCTTTTTGCCCCCTTCATAGATTTTTCATAACAAGGAGCTATGTGTTCTACTTCGTTGCCATCTGTAGTAACCAGTATTCGTCCTTTTAATAAAAACCAAAAATGCTCAGTGTGGTGCATTGCACTTACTACTACGCATTCCTTAGGCATATACATTTTACGCATGTATAATTGATCTGAAAACTCGCTTTCTATTTTGAATATTTCATTATTCACGAGATTTTTGCCGTCTCCAAATACGTTTTCTAAATGGTTGTTTTCAATCATAGTATTTTGTAAATCTTCTAATTGATGTACAAAGTTACTAAGCTTGCTTTCATTGGATTTAATTTCATTTTTTGACATATAATTATTATTACATGTTATTTGCTGCTCTCAAATATCTCTGAACCCACTGAAAACAGCTCTGCTTTGTTTAAAGAATCATTCCTAAGCTCAACCTCTGCAAAGTATCCTAAAATACCGCTAGTGTTAACCTTGTTGTCTTTTGTAAATAATATGAAAGACGAATTAGTGGGTCTAATTGCCCATGCTGGAATATTGCATTTAATGGTTCTTGCTCCATAGTCTATGTTAATTACATCACCTATTTTTACAACCTCTGACCCCATAGGATCATTAGTATAATAAGCAATATCTCCTATCTGCACAGACACTTGTATTGGGTTGGGAAAAGTTAAAGTTATTTGATCCATATTTATTTATTTTAATCCGGTGGCGGTAAGTCTGGCCCTGGCACACAAGGTGTTTGTGTTATCACAACAGTACCTTGACCGTTAACTAATGTTGGTGGGAATACTGTCGATGCACACACTTGATTAACTGTACCAATATTTACTGTTACTAATGTTGGCGACAAATCACCACAGTCATAATATTCAAAAACACCGTCTTCTTGTTGCCCTGCCGTTAGATCATATCGCTGGCATTCATAATTAATAGTTAAGTAGCTTTGCAATGTAAGAGCCGACATAGAGAAACTCATATCGTTTACACCGGTATTTCCTGTACTTGATTGCACAGTCAATGTAGCAACCTGGTTGGGTCCATCTGTGTTTTTATTAGCACCTGCTATTGTAAATATTCCATCTGGTAAATCTTCGTTCTTAGTGAATGCGCTTTCAGGTATTTGTAAAGTATCGTTCCACTCCAGTGTTGTACCTATTGGACCAACTAATGTAAACATTATGCTGCTTAATTGATTGCTGGTTGACTGACCTTGCCAAGTGGTTGGGCCGTTGTCTGATATTTGAATACCATCAAAAGATCCTATTGTTCCTGATAATTCTATATTAACTGGAATTGATCTATCGAATACTATTGTCCAATATTCTGCAGGTCGCGCAGGGTCTAAGTCGGAATCCCCGGCAGGGTAATTCAAATTAAACTGTAAAGTATGTACCACGCCGCCCTTTACTGATGGAAAATTTATATTTTCAAGAGCTTGTCCAACCGGTATAGTCCCCTGTATTGTGGCTTGGTTATTACTGAACGTTGCCCCATTGTCTATACTTAAACTGTATTGTGCTCCAGTACCACCAAATATAGCTAAGTCTCTATTAGACGCGACCGTAGCGGGTACAGAGGTGTTTATTCCCCATGCTGTAACTATCTCGTTAATAACCGGTATAATTATAGCGTGACCGTATATATCAATTTCATCACCTTGCGCGTTTGCAAACGGATAAGTATAATCGGCATTAACTCTTATTGCTGTTAATCTACCCTCTGCGTTAAACACAGAGCCGGTTGTATAAAAATTATAATTATCAGCCTCGCCAGATCTTAAAGATATAGTTGGTGTTTGTTGGAAGTAATAATCCGCGTCTGCTACTATCAACTCGGATATAACGGTTTCAGTTGTATCTGCGGGTCCTTCGTTTGAAAATGTCGCAGTGCCAAATGGTGGTGATGCATTAGCGGTGTCGAAATAAATAACCCCACCTACCACAGCTCCAATTTCTCCTGCTCCGCCTCGCATGCATATCTTTATCTCTAAATTAGAAAAAGGCATTACTGCATTAGCAAGAAACAGTACATTCAGCTTAACATCACTTCCTGATTGAGAGAAAAAAGAATTAGGTACATCTACCTCCGGGCTTGCTGAGTTGATAAAAAAGTCAGTTGCATTTACTTGGTATCCCTGATTAGGAGATATAGTAAGAACCGTAGCTTGAGTGTGGTCAACTATTAGTTCTCCACCTGGTATTATATGCTCTGTTGAGGTTACCGTAAAATTGTCTATTGCCGTTGTATTACTCATATTTATTAGTCTTCGACAGGTTGGCCTGTGTATATGTCAATTGTTATTAAAGATTGAACAGTAAAAGCGCTACATAGTATTTGTTGTCCGTTTAAATCAAATATCTGAAACCATAATGCATCTGCATGACATAGTGGTTCAACTGTTCCGTTGCTCAAAACCTTAGTGCTTCCACATTCCATTGTGAACGTGATGTGTCCATTGCTAGATCCATTAGCTAAAGTTTGAGCATCCGCAGCACTTATTTGAAAACCATCGTATCTATCTTTATCACTTCTAACTGTACCTTGTGGAGTATAGTATTTCTCATTACCACTAGGAACCCCTAGATCAAGAGTGTAGTTGCCATCATCATCAACAACCGTCGACGCGCTTCCGTTATTTCCACCACCACCAGAATTCGATATAGACACTCTACCAATTTCTAAAGGGGCAGACATTAAATCTCCTTTAGCTAATATATTGAATGTACCGTAGTTACAAGTGTGACTACCGTTAGCTGTTGACGCGCATACTTGGGTTGAAACGCCTGTACTTGGATTTACCCAAACTCCTGCTGGTTCCGCTGTTTTAACGTATCTACCTATTATATCTAAATTGCTTAAAAGATTAGCTAACGCACTAGATGTTTCAACATTTTGTGTTGCTGTATTTGGTGGATTATCTGTATCGCTTACGATTAAATCAAAATTATAAGTGTTTGTGTCTGGTATTATACCACTAACCACGTAGTTACCATCAATTTGATGGGCAATTGTTAACCAACTAGGTAAGTTGTTGGACGTTATAATTAAGTCACCAGCTGCGTGATCTGCATCATCAACTTGGAAATTGTACATATAAAGATCCCCTACAGCCTGAGAAGTATTTGGCGGAGTTGTTACAAAGTAAGGTACATCTGGAACAGGTATAACATTAACAGTAACAGTGCCCACGTTGCTCACTAAAGAGGATCCATTAAGAGTGTCTGTTGCTGTAAAGTTAAACGAGCCAGCGCTTCCATTAAAATTAGGTGTAACAGATTGGTATTGCATTACACTACCGCTAAGTATAGCTAATACATCATTTGTATTATCTTGAACTATTTGATATGTTACATTGCCGGCTGGGCTATTACTATTTGTTGTTAGATTAGCTAAGTCGATCGAGCCGCATGAAGAACAGTCTTCGTATATATCTAAATTACCATTTACAACTACTGGAGCTACCCTGCTTATATAACAAGTAGGATCAACTTCTACATGCATAATAAATGACGATTGTACGTCTCCTGAAACAACAGCTCGCCCAATTCCCTGCATTGAAAACTCTGAGCTATCTAGGTTATTATCATGGTTTGATTCAAATTTTGTTCCAATACCTTTTATATAATTAAAGTACTTCCCTTCTTTGTCTAAGAATTCTTTAATACTACCTTCTTGTAAATTGGTTTGTATTAAACTTGAATACCATCCAGGTGTAGAAACTTCGCTAATAGGAACATAAGATGGGTTAGCTTGTAGTTCAGCTAAACTAAATGTTTGAACTTCTGGGAAACCTTCTACTTTATACCTGTATTCTTTTGATTCTGTACCGTTATAGTTTAAAGTCTTATATTTTTTAACGCTATTAGGTTGCTCATTTATCATGAAGCGCACTGCACTATCATATTGAACACCGTAAAAATTATTTCTAGTAGCATTAGTAGCCCCGTGCTCCCATATTCTACCCTTTTTTATACTATAATAAACATTGTTTAAAGATATAGCTCCTTCTGGTATAAAGTCTTTACGGGATGTCCAACCTTTTACATCTTCTTTAAAAGAAACAGTTGTACCTGTGTGAGGCGGAAGCTGTATAGCTTTTTCATTAACTCGACCCTGCGATCTGTTTTCGCCGAGTTTAAGCTTGCTTTGCCACTCATCAGTAAGTTTATTAAGAGTAAGATTATAAACGTTCTTATCGTCATCGTATGAACCTAATAAGACAGAAGATGAGTATAAGTTATCAGCAAAGAAATCACGCATATTTGCTGACGATATTTCCTCTAATCCATTTCTAGACAACCTTAATACAACTCCTCTGTTTTTATCTGTAAAATAAGCTCTAAACCCATAAGAAGCAAAACTCTCAGGATTCTTAGATATACCATACTCCCCTATAAACGGGATAGACTGTCCAAGAACAGCGGTGTTACCAACAACGTTTGTATTACCATCTGCATTGAATAAGGCATCTTTGTTTGCTAATATTTTTAATATTTTATCTTCACATAGAGCTATTAAATCGGTATCTCTTGAATGTAGTTTTTGAACACTAGTGTAATATGGGTTTAAGTCTTTTGTTATTGGCTCAGCCATAATAAACTGATTAAGTCTATTAATACCAGACCTTGAGTTAAATATTTGAGAAAATATTAAACCAGTTGCTTTTAACTCTTCACCGTATGCCTCATCTAGTACAGTAGAAACAACAGGACCTTTGTCTATACGGACAGCGTTAAAATCGTCACGTATACGATCTGATTCAACACCGTTACCGAATGTATAGCAATTAAACCAACCAAGCTTCTTGATAGGTTGGTGAGCTGCTTCTGTTGTGCCGGGATTCTCTATACTATATATATCACTTGCGGAATAATATAAATCTAAATCAATAGCTTCTTTTGGGTAAGTCTCAAATATAGCTGGGTTTGTAGAAGTATAAGTATCTGCGTCGACAGCGTATAGCCTTAGAAATTCAATTGGCTTTTGTGGTGGATTAGAACTGCCAGTTGGTGTTGGTAGACCAGCGGCTGAAGCTATAGGTTTATCTATTTTAATATTCCATCTAACGACTCTCCTAGATCCATATTTACCAGATCCGTGTCTACCTGTTCTTCTGCTTGCAACACAATAAGCAGATCTATAACTCTTGGTTATTGTGTATGTATGGTCATCTAATTCTTTATCAGGATCTTCAGCTACTCTAAATACACTACCAGTTGTATCTAGCGATTTAGCAAACCCTATATGATGAGCATCAGAGGGTGTGTTAGTTGGCCAATTCCACCAAATTCCTTTGCGGTTGTAAAAAGCTCTACTTTGTTTCCAAGGGTTACCAAAACCATGATAAGATATAGTTAGATCCCTAGAGCCCGTCTGTATACCTAAACCAGTATATGGTCTTTCTAATTGATTACCATTTTGGAATTTTACATCAGGGGACGCTCTTCTCCTTACATCTAACGGATGTACTTTATCCCAAAACCACTTTTTAGACACGCGAGGATCACTGTCTCTCCACCAACTTGTCTTACCGTCTTTTTGTATATAAGCAACCTGTGCTGTATATTCAACAGTTAGTTGAGCATCTTCCGCTAGCTTTATTATTCTTTGTTCTAAAGCGTTGTCTTTATATATTTTTACGAAAAATCTACCTTGGTATTCAGGCTTGTTTTCTGCTTTCGATTGGTATATGGCTATATCCATATTGCCTGTAGTTTGTCCTTCCGGTACAAAATCTATACTATCGTCAGTAGGGAACCTTAATTGTATTCTGTATACAGCTCCTTGTTTTTTTATCCATTCTATTTCAAAATAATCGGATATTCTACCTCCCATTATTATTCTACAAGAAAGATTATTTTCTTTATTTAGATCGGCTAATCCACCGCCACCTGTGTCAGTACCTTCAAAATCATCTTTTGGCACCTCAAAGAAACCTTTGTTTACTTGCGGATAACCGGAGGCTGTAAACGGAGTAGATTGTCTACCTACTTGAGATCTTCTTATTTTAACAGCATCAGGCGCTTCATTAGATATAGATAGTATTTTGTACCTAGCTGTCTCAGCTATAAATACGTCATTGTCATGTTCCTTCTTAAGTTCTAAGAATGTTTCTTCATCTACTTTATTTCTATCAGCAGATGGGAAAGACAACCAAACACTACCATCATCAGGTAAATAAAATCTGTCTAAAGCTATATTGTAGTATTCGTTGGAAGTTTCTTTTACGTAGAATTTGTAATGTGTAGCCCACTTAGGAGGGTTCGATAACATGCCGATCTCAATAGTATTATAAAGATCTGCAAATTCTTTTGCTAATGATCTACCACCAGAGTCATTTGTAAATACAGGTGTTTGTCTACCGTACTCATCTAAATATACGATACCCATCTGGTATGTACGCATAGACTTTAGAGATTCTATTGGTACACCCGCTATAGGATCTGATTGGCTATTTAAACCGGTATCAGGGTCTATATCCTCGTTCTTGCTTGGATCATGTACTATACTAAATTCAAAGTTAGGTATAACCTCGTTATCCGCAAAGTCAACCATGTTAAAGTTCTGCGTGTAGTTACCATATACTAGCCTATTACCTGTTATCTCTTGTGCGAGCGCTTTTAAAGGCACGTTGTCATAAGGTCTTAGCAATTGATTTGATGGAAGCAACGAAGATATTAGCTCTGTTTCTATTTTAATTCTACCGCTAAAGCCTGTGCTAGCGGGCCCTTGGTAAGACGTATCGTACCATTGGTTGTAATCTTTACCAGGTAAGTTAGGAGCACTTTTTTCTATAGTATCAACCCTGTATACATTAGTGCTACTGGATTCTTTATAAAGTATATCTACCGCTATAACATCGTCAGGTATATCAGAAGATATAAAATCTCTTACCTCTAAAACCCTAATATTATTAGTCATAGCTAGATTATAACCATCTGCTCCCGTGTATTCAAATTCTTGACCAGGTATAAAAGCTACTTCCGTAAATGGAGAAAATGCTGAGAATTGGTTGTCGTCATACTTATATCTGTATGCGAACCTAGGGAATTTGAACTCAAATAATGGATCGTCAAGTTCTAACTCAACGTCAAAACCTTGTACGCCAGGAGGTAAGTCTTCTCCTACACTTTGTAGTTCACATATACATTGCAATTCAGAAACAACTTGAGTTACTTTAACTCTAGCTTGAAAGCTTCTATTAAAGTTGTCATCTGGATCTTGTATGCTTAATAGTAGAAAGTCACCCGCTATATAATCCGCAGGATCGGCCCAGTCTAATGTTATAACAGTACCAAAATCCATAGAGATAACCTCATCCGGGTCATCTTCAGGATCTGTTGATAAGGTATTAAATTCAAAACTTGTAGTTGTTCTAATCTCACCGTCTCTTACAGATTCTTTTTTGTATATAGTAGGCTTCAGTAAGGGTGATTTTTTAATAACAGTTATATCTGCTTCTTCAATATTTCTACCGAATATCTGTGTAGTCTGGTCGAAGCTTGTTGAACCTTCTTTAAATTTTTCAATTTCAACTTTTTTAGGTTCTGTTTGGTTATCAGTAAAGAATAAGAATCCCTCTAATATATTTACTCCTGTTATTAAATGATCAGGACTAAATTTTAAGAAGTTAGAATCTGATTTTTTTTCAACTAATATTGGATATACAACATCTCTTATTTGGTCGTATTCTATAATAGCGTTTATACTACTTGAAGCAATAAACCAGTATATTTTTTCAGTAGTAGGATCTTTAACAGTACCTATACATTTAGAATCAACCGGTATATATGCTAGTCCAGATGCTTGCCATGTAGTATGTAAAGTTGTTATGTCGTTTAAACTACGATTTTCTTTTTGAACGTTACCGATAAGTGTTTGCAACGCACCCACGTCTGAGCCTTCAGATGTAGCCACCTCTAGGTTTAAAGCATCTCTGTACTCGCCATTTGGAACTAGACGCTCATCAAGGTCTTTGTTCATTTTACCCTTGAGGAACGTGTGTAAAAATTCTGGCATATTTTAGTGTTTTATTTGCTTAGACTTGCCTCTTAATATTTGAGTAAATTCTTCAAGTTTAAAATTAGATAGTCTTAGTTTAGCGTTTCTTTTAGCTGCTCTCGCTTCTTTCTTGTATCTTAATACTACATATTCTGGTATTTGTGGGCGTGTAGATAATATAGCGTAAGCTATATACTTATACAGAGCTTCTTCCGCAAACTTATGTATCTTGCTTTCTGCATCTGTAGCTAATCCATCTGAAACATATCTAATAGTTATAATTTGACCGCATACGTTAGAGCTAAAATGCATTAAACCTTTTATAGGGTCTATAAAGAATACCCCGTTGGTTTGTGAATATTGTGGATCTAATCCGTATCTACCGCCTTTTGCTCCGCTCTGTATTAAGTCTGGATTACTTAATCCTTGGTATTCTGACTCAAGCGGCGCTCCGTCTCCTCTAAATCTTTTAAAACTTTCGGATGGGGTTGCTGTTACTATTTCTCGACTTTGCTCATCGAATATGTATTCGTAATTATAATCCTGTACATAAGGTAAAGGATCTCCTGTTTTTCTAGCTGGGTATAATATTCTTTCGATCCCTGAATCATCTACAGTTGCTATTTTGATATAGCCTACAAAATCTTGTGGCAACGGAACTGATAATGACGGACCTACTTCAACCTCTATATATTTAGAGCTAGGTAATATATCGAAGCTCATTTCGGCTAATCCACGTTGAGCATGAAAAGCAACGTCGGTTCTTTTTATCTTACTTATAAGTTTACCTTCACCTACATAAGATATTATAAAATTGTTTACTATATCCTTTATGGTTATGGCTTGATAATCACCGTAGTTTTCGTCGTAGCTGTTCCAAATACCATCCGGTCCTAAGTAGTATTGTTCGTTATTTTGATATAGTAATCCCATCTGTTAAGCTTTTTCTTGTTGTGTGTTTCTAACCTCTTCTCCTGCAGCTATTTGATACATTTGTATATCTTTAACTAACAAGCCAGCCAGTTCTAATATTTTAATAACCAACTCCGTCTCTTCAGATGGGTGTAGTTCAAAATCTACAGAATAGGTAGCATCGTACAAAGCCTCACCGTATACCATTTGGTATCTCCACTCTACTTTGACAGGTTCTTTTATATAAATTAAATCTATATTGGTTTTCAATTCTGCATCGCCATAAGCTTTAAACCCTCTTTCATCCGCCACATATACTGGTCTAATGTTTTTTGGTTTCGTAAGGGGAGACGAGTTGATATATAAAAACTCATTAGCATTTATTCTTTCAACCTCAATGTCTTCACTTAGCTCTTGTCTATAGACAGTTGGATTATTTAATGGATAGTTCGCGATTTGCGTCGGGGAGGGATATAAATCTCTTATTGTTTTATGAGAATAAATAACAGTACCCTTTCGGTACATATCCGAGGGGTAAGTCCAAGTTCCATTTGAACTATTTAGGAAAGTCAAAGGTGCTCTTTTTTCGAATATAGCTATTTTTTCCTGTAGCACAGTTAGCATGTCAGAGTAAGCAGTGTCGTTACCTGGCATTCTGCTAAATTGATTTATATCATAAAAGTATTGTTCGAATAAATCAAGCTGTGCCTGATTAGCGAACAAGTTAAATTCCTGAGGCGTAACATACCCTCGTTGTTCTTTGTTGAGTATACCTAGTACTCTTTGATAAACAGTATCTATACTTACGCTCATATTTCTTTATTTATAGTAATTAGGCCACCCATACGATGGCCTAACCACTATGAATGACTATTTAAGTCTTTTTTCAATTGCCTTATAAACTTCTACTCCTTCGTCGGTTTTAAACCATGCAGCTAGTGCTGAATATGGGTTTTCGTCAAAAGGTACAGCCATAAGTTTTCTATCACCATCTCCGTAAGTAAATGATCTTTGATTCTGTGATAGTTTAATTATTTTAGCTTCTACAGCTTTAATACCAAAGTTTCTTAACTTGACGTTATCGTCATTAGCTAATTCAACAAATAGTATTGGGTTTCTTTTTGCAAATATTAAACCGTCTCTTTTTAATTCACTACTAGATAAATCATTTACCTTGGTACCGAATTCAACTCTTAATATAGCTTCAAGCTCTTCTACTTCAAGAGATTTAGCTAAGTTAAGTGCGGTTATTTCAGCTTCAATCCAATCTAGTTGACTTGCAGCTTGTTGCTGAGGTTTATACTCTTCCCATACCAACTCTTTCATTGGATGATATAAAGAAAGTAATTTTTGTAAAACCTGGTTTTGTTTTGGTACGGTTAATGCACCGTCTCTAAAAACTATACGCCCTAACGTAGCTGTTCCTTTGTGCTCATCAACAAATGGACTAGGTTGGTTTGTTGCGTACTTTAATTCTCTTTGGTATCCCTTTTCTTCGTCAAACCATAATAAAGGTTTTTTAGCACTGTGCCTTGAAGGTACGGTAAATACTAGAGGACGCTTGTTATTTTTAAGCGTATATAATCTATCTTTTGCTTCCCATACATCTTGTACTGGAGCTTTTTCTTTTTTTGCCATGATATAATATAATAAAATTAATAAGAGTAATAATTACCCCCGTCAGTTCAACGAGGGTAAGAATTACTTGTAATCTACCCTTGTGGTGCAGCAGCTCCTTTGAATAATACAAAGTTGTTAGCAGCTTGTACACATAAAGCTCTCTCAGATAAGAAATGAACATTCATCTCATCAGCGTCAGAAGTATAGTTACCTCCTACTGATCCAGTTACCCAAGATTTCATTCTACGATCATCAGCTTCAGAAGCTCTGTAACGGATGTGTAAGAATGGTCTTGAAATGTTCTTCCCTAATTGCTGATCGTAAACTGTAGAAGTTCCTGCTGGTACTAATACACCTTCAACATCTGCAACTAATCCACGTGTTGTAGAATCGTTTAGATATTTCCAATCAGTTTTATAGAAATCGTAAGATCCTCTACGGAATCCTGAGAATCCTAGGTTCAACGCCATATCTTCTGAGTTATCGAATACACCGTAAGATGTACCTCCAGCTCCGTAAGAATTTTGTTGTGCTAGCATATTGTCAATCTCTAAAGAAGTTCCTCTATCTAAGAAAAGCATGTTCTCTTCAATAGCTCCTTGTTTGTCTAGCTCATTAAGAATAGTATCGAAATCAGCAAGACCAGCTCCACCAGCAGCTCCAAAGTCAGCATTAGTATAAACTAATCCTCTATCTTCTAAAGCAGCAAATAAACCTTCAGATCCAGTTACGTTTGCTCCACCGCCAAATCCAGCAGCTGCAGCAATGTTTCTTACGTTACCTGCACCGTCTGTTGATTTTTCAGCTTCAACCATAGCCATTTCTAATTGATCTTCAAAACGAATTCTAGCTTCGTGCTCAGATTTTAAATACCATAAGTATCCAGAAGTTCCAGCTTCAGTAGTTACTTCTACCCAACCAATTTGAGCAACATCAGAACCATTCACATTATACTTATCTCTAAGGATAATTGGTTTGTTGTTGAAAGTTGTAAAAGAAGCGTCAACAGAATTACCTGCTTGAGACGTACCTTTAGCATATTCAGAACCATATACAAATACTTTTACATCAGCACCTGTAACAGTAAGTCCAGAAGCAGCACCGTAAGTATCTACAGTAACAACGTTTCCTACTACATCTTGTACATAAGCCTTTTGAGTATCAAATCCTTTAGAAACAACGATAGTCATTCCTTTCCCGATTAAATGTCCAGCTGGAAAAGTTAAAGTAGTTGCGTCATTTGCAGTTACGTCATCATAAGCGATGTGTAAACGTCCTTGCTCAGACCATGTAATAACGTCAGATGCCATTGGCATTTCCGCTCCTACCATTCTTAAGAATCCAGAAATCGTACGGTTACCGTATCTTTCTACTTCTTTTTCATACACCTCAGGTAAAAACTGTTGTGTAAAATCCATATCCGCGACAGAAAGGTAATTGTCTCCAAACAATCCTTTAATTGGTCGTGGTGTTAAGTGTTGAAGCGCCGAAGCACTTCCTGTAAAGTCTCCCATTTTATTAATTTTTAATGGTTAATTATTTCCTTTTTTTAATCTTAAAGCTATTTGCGCTTTTCGCATCACTAGGAACCGAACGTACAGTCCACCCATTTGTTGCTGAGTTCTTATCATGTCCCCGTCTTGGGTCCATATCAACATTCTTATTTCGTGACATACTAGATTTAACGGCGTCGGCTTTACCTTGCTCGTAAAAATGATTCGCTATTGCGTCAGCATTCATAGCTGTAAATAATGACTTATGGTAACCCTTAGCATCTGACATTTCGTTTTTATCATTCAAGAACTTCTTGACGAAATTATTAATGTCGCTTTGGGTATCCTTTACGTCATTTGTATTTTTAATTTTGAACCTATACTTTTTGTCTCCAACTGAATAATCAAAACCTTTGAAATCCTCGTTAAAAACGTTATTGGTCTTAGATAAAAATATTTCTTTTTTTGAAGTAGCTAGTTTCGTAGCCTCTTCGTTTTCTTTATTATAGCGGTTGAAAAAATCAACTGCTTTTAACTGATCAGGGTTTAGCCTAGACCCAGCTTTAATTTCTTCGTAGTATTTAGACTTTAATCCGTCTAAGTGCTTCTTTGCTTTTGCAGCCTCTTCTTTAAAAGCTATTTTTGCTTTTCTAATGTCTTTAGGCTCATCTATCTCTTCGTCATACGAGAAGTCTTCCATCAATACCTCAATATCTTCTTTATCTAAATGAGGTTTGGTAGTTTCGTAATACTCGCGTATTAGTTGCGAATCGTTTAATGATGCGTAGTCGGTGTTTAGCTTGACGTAGTCCTGTAAGCTACCCCCTGTTTCGTTCATGAATTCAACAACCTTCTGTATATTATCTGGTAGATCTATACCTGCTGATTGCTCAACTATAGCTTGCTCAACCTGTTCTTCAAGTTCTTCAGCTACAGCTTCAACCTGTTCTTCAGTTACCTCCTCTAATATACTCTCGCTTTCTGTGGTATCTAAATTTTCAGTTTCTTCTTGCTCTACAACTTCTTCTACAGCTTCAGGTTCTTCTGGTTTGTTTAAGTCACTTAAATTGACTTTTATAACTCCCTCTTCGTCTTGCGAAATAGGGCCTGTGGGTTTTTCTTCTACTACCTCTTGTTCATTGGTAGTTTGTTCTTGCGCTTCCTCTTGGGTGTCAAGAACTTCTTCTAGGTTTTCTGACATGATAAAATATTATATAATTATACATTACTATTATTACTTAGGATCAAAGGTACCTAAGTCAAATCCACCGCCAATTATGTCGTTTCCGCCGGATTCAAAGTTTTTTGGTGGTGTATTGTTTTTTCTTTGTTCTATTAATTCACTTTGTTGAGATGCCTCCATTTTAGATCTATCGTCTTTTCTATCTTCTCTTTGAGACTCTCTACTTTTATTATTTTGTGTTTCCATGCCTTTTAGTTGCATGTTGTACTGAAACTCTTGAGCCATTAATTCTTTTTTAGCTTCCACTTCTGCTTGAAGTTTTTGTAGATCCAGTTGGCCTTCTAATTGGACTAGTTCTGCTTTTTGCGCTATTAATGCTTGATTCTTTTGAATCTCAGCTTGAGCAGCTACTTGTTGAGCTTGAGCGTTTGCTTGCGCCTGTGCTTGAATGTTTTGCTGCTGAATCAATTGATCACGCTCTTGTTTCTTACGTCGTTTAACCTTTAGCAATTGATTAGCTAACTTTAGGTTCTGAACGTCTCTTATATCTATAGCATCATCCAAGTCTATTAAACCTGCTGATAAAGCTGTCTGTATGTTGTTCTCTAATATTTGCTTTTGCTCTTCGTCTGGCATAAGTGTTAAGAATATACCAAAATCATACAAATGTAAATTACCCATTTCAGCTAGCGTAGCAACATTATGAGATCCTATCTTTTGTATAAAAGCATCCCTGGCTGGTGAATATTCTATAATATCTGATATTCTAAGCGACAGACACTCCGCTAGATGTGCAGTTATATAAAGTCCTCCTTCTAATATGTGTCTTGTAGCTGTATTACTATTTGCCGCTGCGATTTTTTGTATGCCCACTAAAGATTTAGAATCAGGCATACTACCATCTCTTGCTTCGTTTAACCCAGTGACATCACGTATCATTTGTAAGTAATAATTATAGGTGTTAATTAAAGCTCCTAATTTATTACCACCACTTCCGCTTGTTATTTCTTGAATAGGTACTTTGCCCGGATTCATATCTCCTTCTTGTGTGAAAGATCTACCGATAACAGAACCTGTTTGAAAGAACATATTTAAAGCCTCTTGGGGATTGTAATTTGTTCCATTACCTAAATCAATCTCAGCCAAGCCATCAGCATCTAAATAAACGCCATCAGGAACCATTCTAGATAACACTTGCTGTAATTTTAAATGTGTTAGCTGTATCATATCAGCAAACCCAGTTATTCTACTAACTAAAGATTCTATACGCCCTTTGTACATTCTAGGTGCGTTTATACTGTAATTCAAATATACTTTAGCGCTGTCGCTTTTAGGTCGCATCATATTCTTGGCTAACTCCCATTTAAGTAAATAGTCTGTACCCAATATTAAAACACCTTCATATAATACTTCAATAGACCTTGATAATTTACCAAACTGCTGCTCAAGCACTTCTACTGGTGGATCAAAAGTATCATCTCTTAATAAAACTTTAGATGCTCCTGTAGCTGTTTCTTTTATTTTATAAACCTCGTTCATGTATGTCTTGTAGTTGAAATACAAAACTTGAACTGTATTTGAATCTGATTCGTTATAATTAGAAAGCGATCTGTCATAGAAACCGTTGTTCTGGTATCCTTGTCTTGATATGCTTTTTAAATCTTCACCTGTTAATTCTGGAAATTGCTTTTTTAAGTCATTAATAGCAACGTCTTTAACTTCCCCACAATAATATATATCGTCAAAGTAAGGTGAATCTGTGTGTGACCAAACTAAATTAGCAGGATCTACATAATCTATTACAACTCCTTCGGATTTAGAGAATCTGTTTTTCACAGCACCAATACCTATGGTTGCTAAATCGTAGGTAACTCTTTTCTTTGTTAAATCGTAATGATTACCCTCCAGTAAAACGTTTATTGCTTGCTCTTCAGCGATCTCTACAGCTTGCTTATAAGTTAACTGCATGTGAACATCCAACTCTTCTTTAGAGTCTGGTAGCATTTCAGGTGGGTTTTCATATAAATTTACACCGAAGTTTTCTTGCGCAAAGTCATTAATCTCTTTAGTTTGTATATCTCTTATTATACTTTCTAAATATTTAGTTCTTTTTGAAACACCATAAGGATCTTGCGTGTGTGCTTTTATATCAAAAGCTCTTTCAGATATTCCGTTAACAACGATGTCTACAAACTTAGGTATTATAGGAACAGGCTTCCAGTCTATATTTAAGTAAGACAAGTCACCGTTAATTGATAGCTCATCTTTGTACTTTTGTATTGGTTGCTCACCTCTAGCATATAACCTCAGCTTATGAAAAGTATTTTGATTACTCTTATATCTATTACTACCAGAATCGGATTTAAACCATTCATCTTGAATAGCTCTACCAACTCTCAATCCATACTCAGGTGACACTTTCTCTGCGTCGCTAGCAACTTGGCTTGGGAAAAAACTATTTATAACTGACTCAGCCATACTTATTTTATTATTTTCGAAATTGCACCGTTGTTTTTGTACCTTGCAATGCTTAAATTTAACTTTTGTTTTTCAACTCGTGGGTTTGGTCTATATAGATGTCTATTGCACGCCATTATAGCTAAACCTGAACTAATAGCGGCATCAAATTTTGTTCTTTTATTTATATCAAATTTCGCCCAATCATTCAGGGTATTATTAAAGTACATTGACCCATATTCTCCATCACTAGTTACACCTACGTGATTTTGAATATAAGTTTCTATAGCAGCTGCGTGAGCTTGCTTTATATCTTCTGACGAGTTTGGTATTCCACCTATTTCTCTTTCTGTTACAGATAACTTATTATAAAGTTTATCAGGTCTATTCATAGAGTATCCTCTATACCCTCGTCTCTTTAAATAATACAATAATCTAGGTTTATTGTTTTCACATAATATAGGCATTCCATAAAATACCAATGCCATTAAAACATCTTCAAAAAACATTTCAGCGGTTTGTGGCCTAGCTACATATTCTAAAAAGAAAGTGTTAGGAGGTGCATCCTCCATACTAAAAGTAGTTAAACCGTGCAAAGCACCCTTCGATCCTCTCCCATCTGTTGTTCCTGATATATCATAGCTATCACAACCAAACGCCCCAATGTGATCATTGCCGGGGTGTCTTACCCCATTTTTAATCACTTGTTTATTTTGTAAAGCAATCTTAGGAACCCAAGAAACTTTAAATCTACCGTTTGGATTTGGTGAAAACATAACTTTGCTATCTTTAACACCATGCTCCCAGTTAAAACTACCCGTAGTAACTACTGCTGAGCTTTTTAAATCTTCGTTATAATCTATTTGTTCGTATATTTTTACTAAATTGAATATACTATTTTTTGTTTCGTCTCTAAATGCGTGTTCTTCTGTTCTAGGAAACTGTCTGTAGAACTCATTTAAAGCATCCTGGTCGCCTTTTAAACCTTCCGCTTCATTATCCCAATGTTCGATGACACCGACCTCGATAGACTCTCCGTGTGGTCCAACGCAATCTTCTGATGGATCTTCGAATACAGGCATTCCATAAGAATCAATGAATCCTTCGTAATTCCATTCCATAGGAACGAACAGAGAATATAATCCTGACTTAGTCTGTCCATTGCGGTTTCGTTTTGTAACGTCTGAGTCATTATATAGTTTTTTGAAGTTCTCTCCTCCTTTATCTAAAGCGTTTGATGTACTTCCCATCATACACTTACCGATAATTCTAGCCCCTAGTCTTAATGTTGTTTTCGTGACCCTCCAGTTGTTGAGGATGTTGTCCGGCCTTTCCCATTTACCCGATTCATCGTGGACGAGGAGTTTAAGTTTCTCCCCATCGTAGGAGTTGTCACCCGTGTTCTTCCAGTCGATTGTGGTATCAAGACCCTCGAGGAGCTCCTGATCTTTCTTATTCTGTAAGGATTTTCTAGTGAGTCTACTGGCTGGGATTCTATAGGCAAGTTCGGTCTTGGGCCTGTCCATACCGTCCTGGATCGGTTTGAAAAAGAAGGGGTAGTTAACGGATATTGGTACAACCTTATCAGTGAACATTTTCTTAGCATCGGCTCCAGACTTAGACAAGATACCGTACCGTGCATCCGACGTAATTGTTGCCATATTAACGGTCTCTGCTGAAGACATAAATGAAAATCCGGAACGACGGTTCTTAAGGTAACACATTCCGTAACATCGTGAGTCTGCCTTGCAAGCCTCCCAGAATAAAAAGAATAGTCTGTTTGCTTCCCTAAAGTCTGGTTTCCCAACGTCAATCTTGCTCCACTGCAAGTACATAAAGTGAGTGCCAGTAATGTAAGTAGCCATGCTCTTATTATTGAACCAATGGCCTTCTTCTCTGCGCTTGAATTGTTCATCTATATATGGTTCCCATTTTTCTTTGAAGTCTTCAGGATAATCTCGCCAATCAAAAACACTTTGTATTTGTTTTAGCTCTTTCGGGTATTCATCTGCTACCCACTTATCACTAGACTTATTAATTTTGACTGGTTCTTTTGGCAATGCAATTTTTAAATTCTGTATATTGTATATTTCACCAATTTGCCCAGTCTTACTTATAACAACAACATCGTGTTCCTTGTTGTATCCATACCTCCATTTTTTGCTTTTATTTAACCTTGATATTGTGGTTTGCTTTATGGGAGTTATTACGCTATATAAAGTCTGCTCGTACATTACTTGCTTCTTTTTTCTGCGAACCCTGAAAAAGTTTTCTTCTTTTCTTCCTCTTTAGGTTTGTTTTCTAATATAGCTTCTTCTTCTTGTATTCTTGATAATATTTCGAACGCGTCGAATATAGCCAGCTTTTTAGTGGCTGCCGCATTCTTAAGCCTATCAGCTGATATGTCATCGTCGGAATCTACAATAGGTTCCTTAGCTACTTTTATTAGCTCTTCAACCGCCCGCTGCCCAGCTAGGATTATACTCTTCTTCGTTTCCTTGATATTCATATTTAATTGTAATTTGATTGGTAGGAACTCGATACATTTTTTGTTTTTCAATTAAAAACTCATATTCTGTTCCTGGACTAAAACCCACTAAGTCACCAACGGTCATAACTTTTAAGCTAGTGTCTTTGTATTTTAGTATGCCTATTAACGGCTTCTCAAAGTCGGTAGAGAACATCTTGTCCTCTTTTATAGGCGCTACAAAGTTAAATCCTTTTATAGGCTCCCATTCTTTTTTCGCTTTACGAGCAAATATTTGGGAAGGTGATACAAAGTACATATTGTCTTTGTAAAAGCTCTTGCTGTTTTTTTCAATACCACGTATGTCTCTAAATCTCCTAAACACGTTGTGATGTAATATTACCTCGTCTCCTATGTTAACACCTATGTCGTTGACACTAGGAACCATAACTACAATACCTACTCTAGATACAAAGTTGTGGTTTTGAAGCTCAGTGTTTAATATTAATTCTTTACCGTCTACATCTTTGGTATTAGTGTATCTGCTGCTTTTAGGAACTACAACAAAATCAAAAACACCCTTCATTAATAATCAATATTATATTCTATAGCTATAGCCATATTTTTATTGAAGTCTTTCCAGGGAATAACATCAGATCCTTTTTTAATATAGACAGAATACTTTTCTTCTTCTTCTATAATATTAACTATAGTATGACCACCATACACTTCCTGTCCAACAGAATAGTGCATGGCGTCATTTTTATAGTCTTTCCCTATACTAATCTTCCTTAGAAGGCTCATTTAACTCTCCTGTATTAACATCAATAATTTTATCTCCGTACTTAACTTGCAATTCTTTTTGCTGCTCATCAAGTTTAACTTTCACTTGCGCGAAGGTGTGGAGTAATTCATGCTTTTGTAATTCTAAGCCACCAATTTGTGATTGTACACTATTCAGCTGCTTAATAATGTTAGTTAAAGCTTCTAATTCTTTTTTTGTTAACTTCTCTACTTTTTTCATTTTATTATATTTAATTGTCTTTGTTGCTGGATTTTTTTGCTTTCTCCCAAGTACGCCCAACAAAATACGCACCATATACTGTCACAAGAAGAGTTTGGAATATTGGGATATACTCTTCTGCTATTTTAAATTCTCCAACGTTTCCATCAAAGAACGCACAAATAGTAAATATAAACGTTAAGTATATAAGTACCATAGGGCGTATGTTTTTAGAAAGGAAAGAATCTGAATTCATATCTGATTCCCATCTTCTAGTAACTTGCTCTTGGCCTTCTTTATCTGCTTGCTCAAGAATCTGAGTAATAAGTCTTTTTGCTTCTAGCTTCTCTTCTTTTGTTGTTGTTAAGTCATCTAGTACTTTACCAACTTCTTTTATAACAGAACCTGTTAGCCATTGCCATAATTTTTTCATTACTTTCCGTAATACCCGTTCTTGTAGTTTTTACCTACAGCTTTTGGACCAAGACTTTTAGCTGGTGTTTTTTTGTCTTTAACTCCTTTGCCTTCAGCTACTATACCCGCGTAGAGCTTTGGATTAGGATTTGTGCCCTTAGGTCCAAACGTTGCAGTTTGCCCTGCTGTTTGCTTAGCTACTGGTTCAGGAGCTGTATCAGCTGATTTTGTAGCATCGATGGTAGTTGATTGGAACTTCTTGTAATGATCTTTACCCATTAAAGATGTGTCTGCTTTATACTTAGCTACGCTACCTACGTCTAACAAAGGCTCTTGCACCTTCATTCCGCCTTGGGTAGAATGTTGTATTCTCGATGTGATTGGTTTATTGTAACTCATTTTCTATTTTTTATAAGGAAATATTTTGTTTAACTTTTCTTTTCTGTGTTGGCAACCGCAAGGTATATTTAAGCCTTGAGATACTTTATCTACAACAGTCTTAATACCAGTTGCTTTTGTAAATTTCTCAACTGTATCGCCTAGTCCTTTTGATTCCATAAATTAAAATTATTAGTAAAGGCATAGCTATGTGAAATATATTTATATGATTCTCACCGCAGCTGCCTAGTATGTGATTTAACATTTCCATCTTCTTCGTGCAGCACAAATTCTTTTCTTAGGAGTTTTAGAACAATTTATCCCGTGTTGCTTCATTTGACCTTTAGATCTAGCGCAGTAAGATGTTCTTCGTTTCCCTCCTCCAGGTTGTGGCGCTTTTAAATTACCACCTGTTTTTTTATTATAAGCCTTTCTTCCAGCCGCTGTCATACCTGCTCCTTCTTCTGCTGTTAAGAAATGTCTTCCTTTTCCTTTTGTTGTTTTACGGAGCTTCTTTACCGCAGAACTGCTTTCCGGTTGTATATATCCTGCCATAACTATTTGTTTTTAAAGTAAGCTTTTTTCATTGGCCCTGCTTTTCTCATGCCATCTGGATTCTGTATTACACTACGTATCATATTACCTACTGTGCTGCCTCCTTCTTTTTTGCCGAATACTGTGCCCAAGGTATTTGCTACTTCTTGGAAAGTAGTAGGTTGCTCTGATTGTGTCTTAACAGCTTTACTTATCTGTGTTGGCGTAAAAAGAGATTTTGTTACTCTGTTATCTATACCAGATTGATTCTCTCTAACGTTACCAACTTGATATTTTTCACCGCCGAAACTACCCTGAGATCTTTGCACATCTCTTAAGCTTTTTCTTTCTCTAATTTGATTTTGAAGATCTTGCTGTCTCTTTATATTACTAGCAGCTCTATCAGCTCTTTGCTGTTGACGCATAGCTTTCCTATCTTCTTTGCTTTTCTTAGTGCCATCAGCATTGTACTTTCTTTCGTATCTATCTTGGCGTCTTTCAGCTTGGCGATCCATTCTGTTCAAGTACTTAGACTGACGGACGTCTTGGCGAGCATCCCAGTTTTCTAATCCTTTTGCTGTTTCAAAATTAGGATCCGTTACTTTATCTTCTTCTTTTTTTGGTGGTGTACCTTTCTTTACAGTTGGCTTATATTTCTTTTCTTTGTTTTTTCTATAATCATCAATATTATCAAACCCTTCATTGTCTCTTTGAAAACCAGCTTTAAAACTATCTAAGTATTTTTGATTGTCTGTTTCTATTTTTTCAACATTTTTACCAGGGATAATTTGATCTGGTGTACCCGCATTTTCAATAGTTGTTGTTGTTGCGAGGCCTTGCGATGAAAATCCGCTTTCGCCTATAGGTGTGAATTCATCCGCGGTACTTACTGATTTTGTGCTTTGGCCGTCAGATAAGTCTTTTTCAGTTTGCTTTAGCATACTGTTCTTCGCGCATGAGCGAGAGGCTTTTGCTGTGGTTGGTATTACTCCCATGATGTTAGTCTTCTTTTTTGGCCTCGGCTTCCCATTCAAGGTTTCCGCCTTCTGGCTCATTGGTTGTTTTGTTTACTATCCTGCCACCTATACGCTGATATACTCTAGCAGGTGACCTTGTGTCTTTTTTCCAAATAACCTCTTCGTTCGTATACTGTAAACGTCCTGTCATCATTTGGTCGTGGTGATTGTCTTCTTCGTTAATAGAGCCGCGCTTTTGAGCTTCGCTCGCATTTTTATTTACAAATGTAGTGCCATCTCGATTAGCCTCTGCAATAATATCATCGCCTAAATCTTTTTCAAAAACTGGTCTACCAAATTTGGATAACTCCTCATTGATGCCGAATATTTCGCCTTTTGATTTTAGTTTGAAACTCATCGATCTTTATCGTTTATCATATCGTCAATAGCTTTATTGTAAACTTTATCTGTATATGTTTTATTCTTATAGAATGTACTTCTCTGTGATGTCGGCATATCTTCTTCTGCGAGCATTATTTTGTAAATGCGCTTTATTAGCTTTTGACATTTGAAAGAAGTCTTATATAATGCGTATTTTGACGTGGTTCTATTGCGTTCTTTAAAAACATCTATCCAGCCCTCTCTACGTAATCTTTCCCATCTGTTTTTATCCCAACTATATGTATACACGCCATTTATAAAATCATCACGTGTAAAAAGCTTCTTGCAATCTAAGTATATCAAGAGCTCTAAGTCCGCATCTTTTAACTCATAAGTTTTGCAAGCCCATTTTCTTATAAGCCTGTAATACTTTAATAAGTTCATATCTTGCAAATCAACAGCACTTAGTTTCATTCTATAAGTACTATATCAGGCGTTTTTAATACCAAGTAGAAGTTGCCATCCCACTCTATACCGTGTCCAGCATGTTTATCATACCAGATTACGTCGTCTTTTTTCAGCATAGGCACTTGATCTCCAACACTAATGACTTTAGCTTTAAGATATCTAACGTCTTTATTTTGTTTCTCCGTAAGTTCAAGTCCACCCACTTTTTTAGGAGCCTCTTTAATTTTCTCTACTATTAAAAAATGATTTATTGCTCTCATGCTAATCTTTTATTACTGATTACACAATCCGCTGATATTATAGTAGCAACAACACTTACTGCATTTTTTAAAGCAGACTTTGTAACTAACACTGGGTCAATTATCCCTGCTTTAACCATATTAACATCTTTGCCAGTCTTAACGTCTATACCTCTGTTTTTCATTGAGGGATATACAACTGGTATGTTTGCATTTTCTAATATAGTATGGTATGGAGCTTTTATTGCTTCAAGCAGCACTTCCTCTCCTTTGTTTTTAGGTTTAATTATAGTAGAAGCATTTAATAACGCTACACCGCCTCCTGCAACTATTCCTTCCTTATAAGCAGCTTTCGTCGCATATATAGCGTCTTCAACCCTATCTTTTTTCTCTTTAAGTTCTACCTTAGAATCCGCGCCAACGTATATAATGCCAACTTGACCAGTTAACATAGACAAGCGTTGTTCTAATTGTTTCTTAAAAAATGGATTAGTTTCTTCACCTATTTGCTTTTCTACATCTATTATTCTTAAAGCTACTTCTTCAGTTGCTTCAGCTACTTGTAGAACAGTGTTTTTATCATCCGTAACGGACTTAAAAGCTTTACCTAATACATTAGGCTCTATGAAGTCTAAATCGTCTCCTAACTCCTCGTTTATAATTGTAGCCCCTGTCAATATAGCTAGATCTTCTAGTGTCTGTTGTTTAGTAGGGCCGAATCCAGGTAAGTCAACTATATTTATCTTTATGTTTCCTTTTACCTTGTTCGCTAATAGAGTTTGATATGGCTGTTGTTCCACGTCTGCTACTACTAGTAAACTTTTCTTATTTTTGATTACGAATTCTAATACGTTTTGTATTCTTCGTATATTTGGTATTGGAGAAGATACTATTAGTACATAAGGATCTTCTAATGTAGCAGTACCTTTGTTTTTATCCGTAGATAAATGTGGTGATTTTAAGCCACTGTCAAATTGAACGCCGTCAACAAACTCAACATAAGTCTCGTTTGTATCAGACTCTTCCATTAATACGACTCCATTTTTTCCAACTTTTTCGTAAGCTTTTCCAATTTTGTCGCCGAGCGCTTGGTCATTATTGCATGAAATCCCTGCAACTTGTTTAAGCATTTCACCCTTAACTTCAGTACTGGTTTTATCAAGATAAACCATGACTTTTTCAGAACCGCTAATAATGCCGCTCTTAAGTTCTCTAACTTTTTCTTCATCTAAATGCTTGTTAACTGTTTTAAGCAAGGAATGAGCAAGGACGGTTGATGTTGTTGTACCGTCTCCTGCTTCCTTTACTGTATTACTTGCCGCTTCTTTTATAAGAGTGGCTCCTATGTTCTCGACCGGATGTAGTAAGACTACGCTTTCCGCAACGGTTACACCATCTTTTGTTATCACCGGTCTGCCTAGTGCGTCTTCGTATATTACGCATTTTCCAGATGCTCCTAATGTGCTCTTTACTGCGTTTGATAATTTTTCGACACCTTGCATGATCTGCTCTTTGGCTTCTCCGCCAAAAGTGAGTGTTTTCACTATCTCACTTGGATTGTTGTATTCCATTTAATTTAATTTAATTTGATTGTACTCTTCGCGAGCAGCGTGTAGGTATGCGCCGGATATCCCTTTGGGGTTCCCACGTGTATTTGCCTGTGGTCGGCCTCAAGCGGCGCATTTTATTATTTAAAGGTTTTAACTACTTTAGGTCCCTTTATAAATTCTAATTTTTTATTATAGTGTTCGATAGTAGAGTCTATAGAGGTTTCTGCTGCCTCCATTGTTTCTCGTCTTGTTATATCGACCCACGTATCATCTTTTCTAAGATCTTGATATTCCGTTTGGTAATATCCATTTGGTAATTGAACTATACGCCAGTTAGCTTTATCGGCAATGTGATTCCATAATTCTAATCGGTCTTCTGTTGGTTGTGGTTGACTATTCCACGAATTAGTCTGGTAATAAACTGTCATTGGTTTTGGTTTTGTATTAATAATCGGTTTACTTTATATATATTACGCTTTTATTATACTTATTAATCTTCAGTTTCCTGCATTTCTTCCCATTGCTCTATAAAGCCAGCTTCTTTTTGCTGGGAGGCCATGAACAACTCTTCTGTCCATACACCGTAAGCATAAGGATGGAGACGTTCTGGCAGTTCTGTCACAGAAGTATATTCTGTTATAGGATATATTTTTCTATTAATTTGAGAACTTATAACTACTTCTCCTTCGCGTATAATAGTTTTCAGCCTTTCTTGAATAGTTTTCCAAGGACCTACAAACTCTACTTTATCTAATACTATCTCTTTTGTTAATTCCATTTTTTATTTCTTTTACATTAACTCTTCCCATGTTCCTAAGTGGTAAGCAAAAGAACCGGTAATAGTAAATTTTTCACTTTTACCTATAGTAATCGCGTCTGTTGTCGCTGTTTCAAAATTTTGAACTGGCCCCTTTTTAGCAAAGAAACCAACGTGCATGGCTGAGCCACTCCCGGATCTATATGGGAAAAGGCTCGGAGTTGCTAGAGTGTTTGTTGATCTATTATAAATACCATTACTATTGATCGTGTTGTAAGTGCCAGTTAAACTAGACACTCTACCGTTTGGATCAAAAGGTAAAGAACTATGATCAATCATAAAAGCATTGGTATTACTTGAATACCAGGGAAAGCTCCCCTCCCATTCTAAAATAAATTGGCAATACACTACATTACCAATCTTTGTATATTGGTTTGAGGCTCTTTTTTCTGTCTCGTACTTAGTAGTTGTCCCCTTCAGAAAATCATAAATCCCAATTACAGGATTCCAAAAACCCTCTTCGTAATCATCCAGCAAATTATATTGACTCTGCCCGCCTAAGAAAATACCTCCTTCAAGGTATCCAGCACCTCTTACATGGAGAGGATGTTGAGGGAACTCGGTTTTTACCCCTACACTACCTTTAACAACATGCAGGTTATTCTGCACAGTAGCTGTACCCGCTACATCTAAAGCAGTTTTTGGGTTTTTATTTAATATACCTACGTATCCACCATTTGTTATTCTAAAGCGTTCAGCACTTGTATTATTACCGTAAGGTGTAAACACAGCAAAATTACCATTAGCGACGAACCCCAGTTTAGTATGGGGATCGCCGATATGGTTTATGTATTCAGGTATATTTACGTCCCCATTTACGGTTACGTCCTTTAAAAATTCAATTGGCATAAATTAGATTTTATGAGTAAGATGGGTTCGTGCTAGTCGCTCCTTTTATAGATGTTACAAGTACCTCTACGTTATTAGCAGGCACCCCCGAAAATCTTACTGTTATTTTTGATGTTGAATTGGTTCCAGCTTTGTCTTTTCTTTCGATTTCAGCAAAAACTGTTTCTTTAGTAGTAGCGTCAAAACACTGTACAATAACATCCTCAGTTCCTAATCCGTGATTAATCTCAGCGAACAACGAAGTAGAGCTAACTGACGCGGCTACGATTGTAGACACAACAGATTTAGCAGCTAACGTGTCTGATGTAATAGCCTCACTTGTTTGAGTACCTCCTTGCACATCTGCTTTTGACGCAAGTCGTATAACACCTTTACCACCGCTGGATGCGTTATCAACAGATAAAGCAATTGTCTTATTAGCTGATTGATTCAGTGTGAAACTAGTAGCGCCGGTCAAACCGTTACTTGTAGTAATACTTACAGTAGCATTGTTTGCTCCAGCTGTTTTATTTGTCCAGCTAAAAGTTCCATCACCATCAGAAGCTAGTACTTGGCCAGCTGTACCGTTAGATGATACTTTAAGTTCTGAAGCTCCAACAACATTAGCGTCTATGGTAGCATTTAGCGCTACATTTCCTGTACCATTAAACGAAACATTAGAAGCAGTAATATCTCCTCCAATAGAGAAGTTTCTTGCGTTTTGTAATTTCGTAGCTGTAGCGGCATTACCTGTACATGATCCAGAAGACCCTGACACGTTACCTGTTACATTACCTACTAAGTTCGCATTAACCGTACCTTTTGTAACTATAGCTGCGGTTGACCCTGGTTTTGTTGTTGCAAGCCCAACCATAAAAGTTGGAGTTGAAACACCTGAGCTCGCGTCGTAGTACATTGTAGGATACTTTGTACCACTTGATACTATCTTACCAAACCAACCTATATCGCTAACATTTGATGAGTTGTCTTTAGCATACTCCATCATGTTATCACCAATAGCTACTGTGGTAGAATCTATGGTTGTAGTTGTACCAGCTACGTCTAAGTTACCGTTTATGAATACAGTTGTCCCATCGTCAGTAATCTTACTAGGAGCTAATTGGTTATTTGAATTATCCCACTTAACTATATTATTAGATGTAAGAGATCCTGAGTTCTTAAGACTCAAACTAGCACTACCAGAACTTACACCTCCTGATAAACCACCAGCTGCTGGCGTTAATACCGCTGTTATATCTCCGTTACCGTTTCCAGTACCTGCTCCAATTAAATTTCTTATTTCCGTAGCGGTAATTCCTGAATTAAGAGATGGTGCACTACCGTTAGATAAAATAGCAGGTGTACCAGTATCATTTACAACTCCTAAATTAGTTCTAGCTTGTGAAGCTGTTGTAGCACCTGTACCACCATTAGCAATTGCTACCGTTCCTGTAACATTTGCAGCAGTACCAGTTGTGTTTTGGTTCCAAGTTGGAACAGTACCAGTTAAACCAGAGTAGGCTACGTTTGTTGCTGTAGCGGCGTTACCTGTAGTATCAGCGGCTATTGTATCTCTTTGTTGTGTTACAAAAGTGTGAATTTGGTCAGCTGTTGCTAATCCACCTCCACCATTTACTATAGCTGCGGTTTTAGCTGCTAACTTGTTGCTGGTTATTCTTATTGTACTATTATCTACATTAACTTGTAAATTCGCTGCTCCTGAAGTTGTTCCCCCAGATAAACCTGAAGTGCTTGAGGTGTTTACTGCCGTAATATCTCCAGCGTTACCTGAAACACTAACCCAAGATCCTCCGTCGTAATATTTAACAGTGTTTGATCCTGTGTCGTAAATTATCTTACCTTCAACATTTGACGCTGAAGATGCTGTTGTTTTGTGAAGGATCGCGTTTTGTAATTCCGATACACTCCTTAAGTCTAAGTGATTTAAAAATGGTATTGCCATGTTTTTAGTTTAAATAAGCGTATCCGCTTTCTGCGGCCGCGAGATTAATGGTTAAGTTGTTTTTATCTACGTAGTCCACCCCAGCGAAGGCTCCTACGTTTTCATATACTTTGTCGCTGCTTGAAAATTTTAAGCTAACACTAGGGAATTTACCTAGGTTGTGAGGTATAGTCCATGTGGTTGATGCTGAATTTTGCCTCCACGCATAGGTTCTAGTTTGTGCATACACCGAGATGGCATATACTTTATCATAAGATATAACACCGTTACTTGACACAGGACTTAGCCCAACTGTGAAGTTGTCTTTTTTCTTTGGATTCTCGTTCAATGATGATACATCAAATACACCATAAACGTCCGGGGTTGCAACATCTACTAATAACACCCGTTTGCCTTCATACTCTGACAAAAAGTGTTTAACATCTTTATGAGCTAGCGTACGTCTGTTTAATTCTATAGAAGTAACCGTGCTTAAAGACTGACTATCTTTAGGGCCAGTAAAGCAACCCATTTCTGTTTTGTCCTTAAACTTCCAAGCGTGTTGTCCATTTACGTTAACAAAGCCCTCTGAAAAGAATCCTCCTAGGTCTGCTAGATTAAAGTTTTTTGTTACCGCTCCTGAAGAGTCTGTTCCTACTACTTTATCTGCGCTAGTAATATTTTTGTCTAACTTATACGATCCTATTCTAGCCATGTTGTTATTTTACTGTTCTATTTCTACTATCTCAAATGTGAAGGATAAAGCTAGTTCTCCGTCTATCGGCGTTATAGCCCCTGCTTCTGTTCCTACTACAGCTAAGTGCTCTCCTCTATACCACAAAGCCTTCTGCTCGTCAAATTTTACTATACCGTGCGGGAATGTACCGTTATCTACATCTGTTATAGAAAACAGCTTTTTATCTTCTGTGTAGTTGGTTATGTCGGATGAAACTCCTTGTTTAACTACTCCTATACCAAAATCTATACTTTCTCCTGGCTGTATGCTTAACGCTTGCCCTCCCATAAAAGCCCAAGTAACACTTATTAACCTTAGATCATTACCGGTTTTAAATATAGGTATTTGAGTAGGTCCTGTTACATTGCTTGTCCACTCCATATAGTCATAACCACCGCCTTGGGACGCTATATTGTTAACTAATCCATTTAAAACTATAAAGTTTCCAAACTTAGTGTAGTTTCGTAAATAATTTAAAGTAACTACGTCTTG